TTTCGCTCATTATATTAGTGTCCCTTCGTTGTTATTGGTTTCTGTTTTTGGTTGTTCCCACGGAGGTGGGAGATCTTCTGATTCGTTAGGTTCTTGGCACAAAGCTCCAAGCAATCGAACTGCTTCGTAATATCCTTCACGGCGGGCATTGACCATGGAATTCCAGTCAATAAAATCGACTCCTTGCGGAGGCATTGTAGGAGCGGGAGTCCCGAGAAAAGTAAGAACACCTTTCAAGGCTTTGCCTGATTCTGATTTAGAAAATTCTTTCCAAGCCAGGCGTAAATCCTGGCGCGCATACCACTCTTTCAGGGTCATGCGCTAGGTACAACTGTTTGGTTTTTATTCATCGCGGTACGTAGTTTAGCTGCCGCTTCAGCATCCTGTAAAGCTAATTTTTGTTTAAGTTCTGCTTCTTTGAACTGCTGTTCCATCGCTGCTTTTTCTTGTTTTAACTTCATGTCGAGTTCATGATTCTGCATTTTAATCACCATTTCGGGAGTCATGCCCTGAACCTGTCCTTGCTCCAAAGCCTGTTGTTGCTGTTGGGCATTAGCCTCACGAATATCCTGCTCGACATCTCTCTGCAAATTAACAACTGCCTCGCGTAAAAGATTCATAGCCATTTTAGCTTGGCCAATATCCTGTTGTTTTGTTTTGTCGCCTTCGATACGAACCAAATGTTCGTTGGAGTGTTGGTAAAGCATAGTAAGGAACATCATCATCTTCTGCTTCTCTTGCGGAGCAACTTGCCCATCTTGAACTTGTTTCGTCAATGGAACGGCTTCACGCAAATGAACTGCTAAATGGATTGAATGATTTTCGCTGGGAAGAACTGAAACTTGTCTACCACCCGTCATCGCGTCGTTTTCAAGTTCTGCAATCTTGGCATCAGCAGGGATACGATTCTTGATATTTGGGTTAGGAATATAACGATCGACCATGTCGTAACCAACCCGGGCGGCCACACGATCCCGGACAGCGTTGATCTGACCGGCTTCGTCAAACCGGGGTAGCATCCCCATAAACTCGTTAAAGGCCGAGATACGAGCCGCGGGCGATCCAAGGCCAACTGCCTTTACTGCGTCAACATTGTAAACACCTTTGACTGCCTCCCAAGGAACGCCACGACGTTCTAGTCTTTTGCGGAAAAGGGTGGCTTCTTTCTCTCCTGGCTCACCAGGAATCCAAGTATCGCGTTGCAGACGGCGGAATTGTTCGCGAAGAAGTCTTCCCCAAGGGACATAAAATAAGTTAATAGAGTTGGTAGAAAGAATAGCTTCATTTGCAGTCTGCGCTTCAACTTCAGTTGCAGTGCGAGGATTCCCACGCGGAGTCATCATTTGAGTACGGTAAGAACCAGTATTGCTCTGACGAACCATCGCCATCTCGTTCACAAGAGGAAGAACGTTATTCGCCAAGTTAGGATAATTATTCGGGACAATCTGCAAACCTGGGGGCAAGAAAGCCATCGGTCCGTTGTAAGCCAGAGTCATCTTGGAAATATCTTCCGAAGAATTGGTCTGCAACATAACGGCGCTCTGAAGCATAGCTCCGTCGGCCATAGCGCAACGCAAACGATTTGTAGTCTGGATATGTGGAAAAATTTTATACCCAAGACCGCGAATAGAATGATACTGCCCGTTGCCTACTCCAAAAGTGAAGATGTGATACGCTTCCGTTGAGTTTTTAAAACGACCAACTTTTTTGAACAAGAAGTCGCCCATGCCATCGCGACGGCCAATAGCATGGGAGTAAGATCCGTCAAACTCACGGACATAATAATGAACCACATGAATTTCTTTGCTCCTCATGTTGGAGTAATAAATATCGTTATTCTTTAATTCGCGCTGTAGTTCTTCCCAGTTACTTCCTTCAATAGGGCGAGTAGAGCTTGCGGCAAGAAGGGCTTCGCGGGTTGCTTCCACATTCCACCCAGCTTGTTCAGCAATCTTGGGGTTTTCGATAAACTTATATAATTCGTGGGCAAGATAAATTCGACGGGCGCAAGCAATTTCAATCTTGTCTTCAGTAGCATAAGTTCCGCGAGGAATCAGGAAGTCTCCAATCGGGCAAACGCTCCACTGCCAATTCCGTTCATCTTCAAAGAAAGCAACACCCAAACCTTGCGATACAAAATAATAAGAAAGTAACTGCTGACGGAAGTGAAAACTAGACCAATCTTTGCAAATCAATCTGGTAAATTCATCGGCAATAATAGAACCAAACTCTTCTTTTTGGCTATCGTCGCCAAAATCTGTTCGAATATTAACCAAACGATCAACCGAGTTAACTAAGTCATTATAAGAGGCTAGGGCTTGCTCAAGATCAGCCGCGGCTTCACCAAAATTTAAATTCGCGCGGTAGCTCTGACCCATACGACGCAAGGCAATAGGGTCATACGGTGGTGCTCCGTCAAACATATCCATAACCTTGCTTCTGTCAGAAGCGGCGGCTTGGTCGGCAATAACTAGATTCTTGTAAATCGCATTAAGACTAGAATGGTCTTTAATTCGTGTCTTCGGAGCCTTGCCTTTTTCGTCGATGTTCGTCAGGTATTCCACAAGTCCGACCAGTATGTACGAGCCGTTTTAAGGTGTCAACCGGTTAAAAAAGTGTTATCAGCCGCTACCGAGTCAAGTTTTTTTACTTGAGTCTCCCAACTAGACCTCATTTTACCGCCCACCATAGACCCAGCAACAATCCCTAATTTTTGCCTGGCTAAGTCTACCCCAAGAAAAAATGCATCCGCCAAGTCCGGGGATCTCCCCAATCGTAGTTTGTAGTCACGTTTAGGTTCAATCGTAACCTTACCCCCTGAGGTGGTGGCATATTTTCGGCCAGTCATTTCTTTTGCCAAATCGGGTTCAACGCCTTTTAATTGTCCTGACCTCATATACTCTACTCCAGCAAACCAAAGCTCAGTAACTCGGTTGGTATACTTATCGCTACCTTTAATAGGGTTTGTCACGCTAACAGGCAATTGAGATGCTCTTTCTCCAAACTTGATTCGAACAATCCTGGGGGACCAAGTCTCGGCCAAGATGTCACAAAACGGGTCTCCTGCTCCAGTGGCGTCAATAGCTAATCGTTCGGGGGGAACGCCAATATCGCTACATATCCTCTGTACTTCTCGGGCTATCTGAAAGTTTCTTGGTTCTGGTTTTGTAACGTCTTCTCGTAAATAATGGAACTTATGCAACGCCAAAGCCGGGCCGGCCTCGTCTGTCTGGCCATATTTTAAGATGGCTAGTACAGACCTATCTCCGCCATTTGTAAACGCAGGATCAAACCCAGCTACATAAAGTGGTTGGCTTGTCCACTTGGGTTCTCTGGAAACATCGTACTTTCTAAAATCGGCTTCGGAATAAATACCTTCCTCCGCTCCAACGGGGGCAGGAAAGCTTCGTATAAACCGCCAGAACGACAAAGAATTTTCGCCCTCGTTATCAATTGCATACTTCACTTGTTTTGAAGTAAGCAAGAAAGGCCATTTATCGTCGTGTTCGATATTCGGAGTCTTTAATCCGTCAAGGTGAATACACTTTCCAGTTTTAGTGTCCCATTCAGCATGGTCTACAGTAATTGAGTTCCAACCGTCTTTTGGTGTAGAAAAAACTCCAAACGGATCGTATTGAGAATTAAAATTACCAAGGGCTACGCATTGAAATTGAGGATTCGCATTAAGATTGGATATTGCTTCGAATACGGAATTGGTGACATCGGTTGCCTCGTCAATAATTAAAAAGACTCGTTTATTCTTCAACCCGATCAATTTTGCTGTTGCTTCTTTTTCTTTGTCTGGACTAGATGGAACTAGAGTAATTGAAGATCGGTCCGAAGCTTCGCCAGATTCGGATACGTCTAAAACTATTTTTCCCATCGAGTCGACCAACTTTCCAGGCAAACCAGGAACCTGCATATACCGTTCTCGAATGGAACCCCACAAACGTTTACGGGCTTCGCGAACACTGGTAGTTGTGACAAGTACAAGAGTTTCGTGCGGAGCGCAAAGCCAATTCACCAAACCCCACATAGCCATTGTTGAGGTTTTGGCGGAAGACTTTGGGCCGGAAATAGCTAGATAGTTTTCTTCGCAAGCGCGTTCAATCATCCAGTCAGCCCAAGGATGCCAATGAAATCCATTTTTGTGTTTAGTCTTGTGATAAGGCCAAAGAATATTTACTACATTTTTGAAGTGTTGGGCTTTGCCCAAACCTCCGTCTTCAGGCTTTAATCCCATTTTAAAAGCCAGGAGTTCGATGTCGAGGTCTCCAGCTCCGTCGGGCCAGGACTTTCCATATTTTTGAATAGGCAAGGAACTAATCTGCATAATTACTTGACAGTTGTCAATTTGAGTTCACTCTACCCAGCACGATGAACATACCTCTAAAAAATGAACAGTTGTACAAAAGGCAAAGTCGGAGAACGTGAGTGGCGCGACGTCCTCAAAGCGAAGGGCTTCGAAGCGCGCCGT